GGGACCGGTGGGTCCGGTCGGGCCGACTGCGCCGGCCTCACCTGCGATGCCCTGCTCGCCCGTGGCGCCAGTAGGCCCGGTGGGTCCGGTCGCACCAGCTGCACCTACAGCACCGGTCTCACCTTGTGGGCCCGTGGGGCCAGTCGGTCCAACATCACCCTGAACGCCCGTGGCGCCCGCTTCACCTTGCGGACCAGTCGGACCGACGGCGCCGGTCGCACCAGTCTCGCCAGCAGCACCCGTCGGACCAGTTGGCCCCTGCACGCTACCGACGTTCTCCCAGCTGTCGCCGTCCCAGATATACAGGCTGCCGCCGATCAGGTAGGCGTCACCAGACGACCCGGACCCCGGCAGCTCGGACGGATCGGTCAGCGTGCCGATGATGTTCAGGCCGGCGCCGACGGGCCCGGTCGGGCCAGTGGGGCCAGGAACGGTCGATGCCGCGCCGGTCGGCCCGGTAGGACCGACATCGCCTTGCGGACCAGTCGGGCCGACATCACCCTGCGCGCCTTGAGGCCCGGTCGGACCCTGATCACCCGTCGCGCCGACATCTCCCTGCGGACCCGTAGGACCGACAGGACCGACCTCGCCCTGCGGGCCGGTGTCACCCGTGACGCCCTGCGGGCCAGTGGGTCCGACCTCGCCCTGGATGCCCTGAGCGCCTTGAGGCCCAGTCGGGCCAACAGCCCCCTGGACGCCCTGCTCACCCTGCGGGCCAACCTCACCCTGCGGGCCGGTAGGGCCAGCGACGCCTTGCACGCCCTGCTCGCCCTGGATGCCTTGCGCACCCTGAGGGCCGGTCTGACCGACCTCGCCCTGCACCCCCTGCGGACCGGTGGGGCCAACGACACCCTGCGGGCCGGTCGGGCCTTGCGTGCCGGTCGCGCCGACGCTGCCTTGCGGACCAGTCGGGCCGACGGGACCGGTCTCACCCTGAACACCCTGGTCGCCCTGCGGCCCGGTGGGTCCGGCGATGCCTTGGCTGCCCTGCGGTCCGGCAGGACCGGTCGGGCCGGGAACCGTGGACGGCTCGCCCTGCGCCCCGGTCGGACCAGTCGCACCCTGCGGGCCAGGGACGGTCGAGGCCGGACCGGTGGGACCAACCGGGCCTTGCGGGCCGCGCTCCACGACCTCAAGCACGTCGGTTTCAATCTGTCGAACAATCACTGTGCTCATCGGGTCACTTCCGGGGAGACCTTCGCGCGCCCGGCCAGCAGGCGCGTCACGGATTCGCCGCGCACGACTTCCACGTCGTACACGTACAGCCCAGCCGGCAGCGCTTCGGTGTCCGCGGCATCGATACCCAGCGTGATCTCGCCAGTTTCGCCGGCGATCGAGATCCGGCCGTTTTCGGTCGTCAGGCTGATCAGCGCGACATCGGCGTCATACGTCGTGCGCACCTGCATTCGCGCGGTGGCGCCCGTCAGATCGATGGGAGTGTCTGGCTCCGCCCGATAGCGCAGCAGGAGCGACCAGGTCGCGCCCTGCTCGATCTCGATGTTGTGGCGCCCGGCGCTCATTCCGACGCCCCCGCACTGGCCGGGCGCGCCTTCATCATGGCCAGCATGATGTCCGTGAGCCCGGCGTCGTTGACCCGCTTGATGTCGGCCGACCACTCCGCGAAGACCTCGTCCGGGTCGTAGCCGCGGCGCCGGATCACCTCGGAGATGCTGGTCAAGCCGCCGGAGATCGCCGCAAGCTCCGCGCGCACGTCTTGCTCTGGGTTGACGTACTCCCAGCGCGGTGTGCTGTGCTCGACCGTGTAGGCGAGCCGGTTGATCGCGCCGCCCAGCAGCGCGGTCTCGGCGAAGGCGTCCACGATGCGCTGGCAGAGCATCGGAACTACCACATGCCACTGCAGCTGCTCGATCTCGCGGCGGAAGTCCAGCATGCGCACCCGCGCCGAGCTGAAGTTGACCTCGCGCATGTCCCCGGTAGCCGACTCGTAGGTGAAGCCGCCACCGGCGCAGATGAGGTGCAGCTGGTGCTTGACGTACTCGGCGTAACCGGTCGACGGCTTGGGCTCGACCACGGTCATGTTGACGCCGGGCGGCATCTCGATGATCGATCCGCTGGACAGCTCGCCCAGGTTGCCGGTGGCCCGCGCGGCGGCCGGGTCCGCCGCCACGTCCGGCGTGATCGGGTTGGCGAGGTTCGACAGGTCGCCCGACGCGAGCACGGAGAGCCTGGTCTCCAGGTTCTTCCGGGCGAGCTCGGCGTCCTCGTAGAGCTGCAGGTCACGCACCCGCGTGATGACCGGCGCAAGCCTGGGGAAGCCGCGCCCCTGGTTGGGCCGCTCCGGCGAGAACAGGTGGATGATCTGGCGCGCGTCGATGCGCCGGCTTTGCGTGCGGGCGCGGCGCTGGGTGGTCACGTCGCCCGGGTGCTGGTCCCACACCCAGTAGGCCACCCGGCGCCCGAGAGCGTCGTACTCGATCCCGTTGCGGGTCTCGTTGCCGGAGGGCTCGGCGCGCAGTCGCGTGGTGTCCAGCCAGTCGATTTCCAAGAGCTGGAACTGGATCGGCACCGGCAGCCCATCCTCGGCGCGACGCGTGCGGATCCTGATCAGAACCTCGCCGTCGACGTCCATCGCGCGAAACGCAGCCGCCTGCAGGCCGTAGACGTCGCGCAGGCCGTCGGCGTCAGCGTAGGGCGCCCAGGCCTTCCACAATGCCTGAAGACGGCGGCCGCTGGCGCCGCGGAACTTGGGCACGATGCCGGTCCCGATCGCCGCGGCTGCCCTGGCCTCGAGGCCTGCCCGGATGTAGGGAACGTTCGCGCGCAGCGCGCGCGACTTCGCCCGCAGCGCCGAGGCGTCGGCGAAGTGGTCGGTGTCGGCACTGGCGCCGGCACGCCTGGGCTTCCAGGGGTCGCGGGGGCTGGCGGCCTCGTAGGCGCGCGTCAAGCGCAGCCGGTCGAAGTGCCGGCGCAGGCCGGCCGAGGGCGACACCCAGCTGATGACGCGATCGAGCAGGGTTGGCGTGGGTGCGCTACTCATTCGCCCCTCGACGTGGTCATGTTCCAGCGGTAGGCGCTGCGGGCGCGCGGCGTTCCGGCGCTGCTGGCCACGGCGGCCAGGTGCGCACGGGCGGCGATCAGCTCGGACACGGATCGGTATCGAACCCGGCGCCCGTCGATCTCCACCTCAAGCTCGGCCGCGGCGATCGCAGCGTCGAGACGATCCAGGTCAGCTTGCGTGATAGCCATGCCGGCGAGGATGCCGCGCCGCCCGTCTCACGGGTTAGGAACCGGTGAGACTATTTCCCGCGCGCGGCAGGCTATGCCGGCGGCGGCAGCGGCCAGTCGATCGACGTCGGATCCGGCTGCAAGGTGATGTCGCGCAGGGCCTGGCGGTACTCGAGCCAGTCCGCCGGCACCGCTTCGCCGCGATCGACCGCTCGCAGCACCACCCAGTCGGTCTGGGCGAGCCGCTGGTCTCGATCACGGCGCACCGAGCGCCACTGCGCGGCCGCAGTTGGCGACGCCCGCCACCGGCGGCTGTCCGGATCCCAAGCCCAGGCCTCCCATTCGGTGTCGGCCGGCGACGGCGGCTGCCAGTCGACCACGTCGCCGGTGGCAAGGTCCACGCGCTGCGACGGCCAGTCCGTCACCATGGCCATGTCGATCGACCCGCAGCCTGGCGGCGTGTTGGCCTCCAAGCTGGCCTCCGGGCCCGAGAAGCTCAGGCCAGAGAACACGCCGTCGGTCAATCGGTAGAAGTAGACCGCCACCCTGCGGTTCATCGCTTGATCACCTCCGCGCGAACACGCGCCCGGTAGACCCAACTCCCCCAGTTGGTGCCGCCCACCAGCTGCAAGCGAACATCAAACTGCTCAGTCGCGAAGGCGCGCAACGCGACACGACGGCTGAATGTGAACGTGCCGCTCTGCCGCGATCTGGCCGCGATGATCGGCCCTTGGTGAATCCAGGCTGGATTGATCTCTGCGTAATCGTAAAGATAGCCGCGGACATCAAGCGGATTTACTGCGACTTCGCCGTCAAAATCGTAGTCTACGGACGTGGTCAAAATGCAATCCATATTCTCCGGGGATGGATTCGGGATCGAGATAGCCTGCACAGATTGCGTGGCGTTCGCCGCAAGAGCGAGCGGGATATCGCGCGCGACTTCGATGACCTCCGTCGCGGATCCCGCCGCCATCAGGTCCGTCGTGACAGGGCCCTCGCCCTCTGACCAGGCGGATGGCTGCGTCTGGCCAGATCCTGCCGCTTGAAAGAACGGCAACGCAAACACGTAGATCGAATTGCCGCTGGCGTTTGACGGACGCTCCAGGGCAAGCACAATGCCGGCTTTTACAGCGCCCGTCGGGGCGGTCACGAATCCCCACAGGCGCTCGTAGCTGTCCAGCGCACTGGAGGTGGAATACGTGCTTCCAGCACGGTTTTCCGTGCTAGCGCGACCGCCTTGCACCGTGTCTGCCGAGCCTAGCTCGTCACCGACGGCGTCATACCACTGCACTTGCAACGCAAGCCGCGCCTCGAAGGTCTTGGCTCGGACCTGCACTTCGTAGCGTTGAGAGCCCGACACCGCGACCCAGCCCTCTTCTTTCTGGTACAACGTGGGCGAGCCGGCGCCTATCGAAAAGCTGACCCCGGAGCCGAAATACTTCGCGGCGCCGTACGGGGCCGGCGCGTGCTCGTCGCCTGCTTCGAGCGGGACGGGCGTGTACGAATTTGTCTGCCCGGCCGAACCGTTGAATCGAGCCCATGGCACAACGGAGTAACGCATGCCGGCGTTGCGCAGCAAGTTGCCGCCGCTGCCTCCGATGGAACTGGCCGACGTCACCGGAGCGGCCGCGCTCACCGTGTGCGTGACATAGGCTGCCGGGCCTTTGACAAAAGCCCCATTGCGAGCCAGCACCGCGATGTTGACGATTTCTCCCGGCGCAGTAGGGATCTCATATTCCACCGCGTCACCAGGTAGCTCTGCCAAGGCCCAGACGGTATCGCGAGCCCGCTTCCAGCGCACCTCGATCGAGCCGCCCTGCGTCACCCCGGCATCGGCCAGCGCGCTCCAGCTTAGCCGCGCAAGCGGCCTAACGCTGCCGTCGGCCAGACGCCGAAACACTGTTGCGCCACTGGTGACCGTCAGGCCAGAGATGCTGGGCACGATCCTGGGGTCTGGCAGGTCGGTGTTGGGCGCAGGATCCGGCGTCGCCGCCTCGCTGAAGTTCCACGCGTAGACCGCGGACGACTCCTCCTGCAGTGTGAGCTTGACCTGGTGCGGGTGCACGTACTCGCGCTCGACCACCCGGAACACCTTGTTCGTCCAGCCGTACCGGGCGACCGTCAGCCGCACCGTGTCGGAGGGCTGCAGCGCATAGGCCGGCAGCTTCCAGGTCGCAGCCATGATCAGCGCCTGCCGCGCGCGAAACAGCACGAGCTTGGCGATGCGCTGGGCCCGGTAGGTGTCGGCGGTGAAGGGCAGCTGCACGTCCTGGTACACCGTCTCGCCGCCGTCCTGCGCGGCAAACGTGCTGGACGCGTAGGGCGGAAAGTCGACCACCGCATACTTCTGCGTCGGGTCAACGAACTGGCCGCGCACCGCGTTGAAGAGCTCGCGCCGGCCGGTGCGCGCCTGCACCTGGACGCTGCCGTCGGCCAGGTCGCCGTCATCCAGGTCCAGCGTCGGGGTGACGTAGGCTCCGGCCCGGATCACCCACTTGCCACCCGAGAAGACGGCCGTGCCCACCATTGAGCCGAGCAGGTCTTCAAGGATCTCGCGCCGGCTGGCATCCAGCGTGAAAGCGCCGTCGCAGCTGTAGCGCGCGTGCGTGTTGGTGGCATCGTAATTGACCAGCTCGTCGCAGATGTTCGCGGCCGTGGCCACGGCAGTCGCGTCGATCTCTGCCGATCCAGCGCCGAAGCCGGCGCCGGACGTCAGGTAGTCGCGCACGCACAGTGCGGGATTGCTCGACCACGCGGTCACGTCGGTGCGCGGATCGAGCACCTTCTTGCCGCGCACCACCGCGCTCACGTTGGGGATCCCGGACGGGAACACGTCCTGGTCGTACTTCAGCGTCAGGTGCACGCGGGCGACGCCCTTGCCCAGGTGATCCGCCGTCCAGGCGCCGCCGCTGGCGGTTTCCAAGTCGGTGTCGCGGGCGCCGGCCGCCACGCCGAGGAACCGCTTCACGCGCACGAACGAGTTGGACGCGTCGTTGTATGTGTAGGTCACGAGGCACTGCTGGCCGACCGTGCTGGTGTCCGTCAGCGTGACGGTGGCGCCTGATGAGGTGTACGGCGTCTCAAAGTAGTAGGAACCGTCGTCTGAGATGATGGCTACGGACTGGATCGACGCCGGCGTCTTCGACAGGGTCAACACGCGGTTGCTCGGCACCGTGAACGCCTGCGTGTCCGTCTGCGTGCGCGCCTTGGCATACGTGCCGTCCTGCACCCATCCGTCGGCGTCCAGCGTGCCCAGCGGCTCGTCGTTGAGCCACACCTCCTCGATCGCGTCGATCTCGTGGCCAGCCAGCACGACCACCAGGTTCAGGAACTCCTTGTCCTGGCCGGAGGTCACCGCATACGCGATCGGACCGGACACGCGCGCGCGGCCGTAGATCACGTTCTGCGGCGCCTCCGACGAGCGGACCATCACCGTGCGGTCGCGCAACGCATCGCGCGCGGCACGCTCGGCCTTGCGCTTCTTGGACTGCGAGGACGCGTACATCGAGCCAAAGGCGATGATGTACGTTGCATAGTTCCACACGAAGACGAACGCGCTCGCAGCCCAGGCGCCCACGTTGGACGCCAGGAACACCGTGATGCTCAACGGGTCCGCATGCGCGGCCGCAGGCGTCAGCGCCAGCAGCAGGGCGACGATCAGACCGGCCATGCCACCTCCGCTGCGCTCAGCGGCACCACCGCCATCTCGGCTTCGCCCGGGCACGCCAGGCCCGCGTCCGTCACCACCGCCAGGGTCTGCCGACCGGCGTGCACGATGAGCGCGACGTCGCCGCGCCCGGCCATCAGCACGCAGTCGTGCGCGCGACCGAGTCGCGCCGTGACCGCTGCGTTCAACCCGCCGACCTCGGCGATCGTGCGCGCAGCCTGCAGCGCATCCGTCCAGCGGCCGCGCAGGTCGGCGATCGGGTCCACGCCGGTCGCCTGCTCGATCCAGTCGGCAGCCATCAGCACGCAGTCGTGCGACCCCCAGGCGAACGCGCGATCGCGGCGCACCTCGATGAATTCGGCCAGTAGCTCAGGCCAGTCCGGATGTCGCATCAGAAGAAGCTCTTGGCGGGCCAGACGATCTGAGCTTCGACCATCGCCACGACGTGGCTGAAGAACTTGTCGCCCGGGTAGTCGGCCTCGTGCGTGGCGGCGTTGAAGCGGCGCGTGTTGGGCCGCTGGAAGTCCGCCATGCGCGACTCGACGTTGATGCCGATCGAGCAGGTCGACTGGCCGTCTTCGATGAAAAGCGTGTCCACCCGGCCCTCGAACTCGAGCACCGGGTCTGCCACGATCGCGCCCGCCTCCGTGATGCCGGCCACCCACATCTTGGCCGGGCGACCCTGGACGGCCTCGGCCAGCGCGATGGCGATCAGCCCGGTCGGCACGCCAGACAGGGACATTTTCAGTCCGGTGGCCTGCACGCTCTCGGTCTCCTTGATCGGCTCGATCGAGGCGATCGCACCGACACCGAGCCAGTCCTGGTTGTTCCAGCGCACGGTCTGGCCGGCGGTGCAGTAGCGATGCGTGCCGGAGACGAACTGCATCTCGACGAACGCGACCACCGCGGCGTGTTCGCCCGAGAACAGGGTCGACAGCGACGACGAGATGGTCTTCATGTGAGCACCTGGGCGAACTCGGCCAGGAAGCCGCCGCCGGTCGCCCCTTCGTAGGGCACGCTCACCCCGGCTGACGTCAGCATGAAGTTGGCTGTCGGGCGCACCAGCGTGACCGCCGCGCCGCTGGACAGCGCGACGCGCACGGCAGGCCGCACGGAAACGGTCAGCACGGAAGACGCGGCCGTCGCGTCGGCCACGACCTGGAAGAGCTGCCCGCCAACGCCGACCATGTCTCCGCGCAGCAGCGTCTGACCAGTGGTCGCCGTCATGGCCAGGGTGGTCGCCCCGACCGCCGCCGATGAGCTCAGGTTCGTGTTGGCCTGGCGCGTGCCTCGAGGTGTCGGGCGCGCCGTGTGGTACAGCGCCACGCGGTTCACCATGCCTTCCAGCTCGGCGAAGAACGCCTCGCGCTCGGCCTGCTCGGCTGCAGAGGCGACCCCGTAGGTCAGGCGGAAGATCCACCGCGTGCCGGGCACCTGGACGGTCTGGATGGCGCCGGTGAGCACCGAGGTGCTCATCAGCACGTTGGGGCGCAGCTCGGCCTCGAACTGGTCCGGCGCGAAGTGGCGGTTGGCCGCCAGGGTGATGTTCGGGTAGGTCAGCGTCGCCATCTCAGCGCCCCAGGATCGCGTCGTTGCCGCGGCGGTTGGCGTCGCGCAGGGTGGCCAGCGTCTGCTGCTCGGCCGCCTTCACGATCTGGTAGGCCTCCGAGCGCGAGGTCGCGCCGTGGAAGGTGAACGACTGGT